GTACTAATTTGTAATGGATCACCGTCTACTAGATTATAGTTGTACGAATTCCAAGTAAGTGCGTTATAAACAGTAGGTAGTTTATTAGATGACAATATACCATAAACTTCAGAATATTTAGGAATAAATGTCTGTTCTCCTGTTCCGTTAGCACCACGTTGCAATCCTGTCACTGTGTTTGTGTCAAAGTTTACTGTGGTAAATCCAATCTGCTCACCGTTAACATATATCAAATTACCCAATATGACTGTAATTGTTAACAACTCACCTCCAGAAACCCCACCAGTTATTTTAAGTATCGGAGCTGTTGCCTCAACTGCAATATAATAATCTGCAGGGTCAACAGTCTGAGTAGTGTCATTGTTGTATACAATTACCTGACAAATTGCCTGTTTGTCACCCTCAAGACCAATGCTTATAATTCCGTCAATCTCAGCAGGAGCAGTTTCATTTTGAATGATAGTTTCTGTAATCATAGTCACATCTTCTACATAGATAGTATCGTCAGTATCTTGTAGGGTTTCAGTCAACCAAGTTCTTGTTAATGAGTTTGCTCTGTATACAGACGGTACTCCGGTCTTGTTAACATTTTGTAGATATACTGCTTGATTAGGTGTTGCTGTTGGTATCATACTTGTAATAATTACAACATCACCTGGCTCAACTGTTGATAGTATACTTAAATTATTATCAGGATTTAATCTCAATGCACTTGATGGAATACGATAACCATTTATAGTTACCCATAGTCTATCAACATTGCCTTGTTCCCACTGTGATACGTTCATTGAACCAGTGTCATTAGTCAATGCAAATACATCACCATCACGAACCGCAGTGACTCTAAAGGTTGTTGCAGAAGGTTTATCATATACATAATAAATTGCAGTAGCAGTTCCTGTACCTGTACCAACTCCTGTTGCAACAAAGTTAGTTCCTACATTATTATTCAATGCACCTATTAGTGTGAAGTCAGTAGTACCTTGACTATTGATTTGATATGTATTGCCTTCTGTAAAACTGCCAGCAGTAACTTCAGATTCCAATCCTCCCAATAAGTCAGAACCAGTAAAGATAATTGGTGTTCCTAATATTAATTCAAGTGAACTAGATACTGTTATTCTGTCATTAGATGCAGTTGTGGCAGTAGCAAGAGTAGTTGTAATTGTGAATGTCTTATCTAACCAAACATATCCACCACCAGTCCAAGTTGATACTATTGTTACTGGATCGTTAATTGCATTTGCTGTAGGATCATATGCACTATTGTATAACGCAATTTGAGTTGCACTTATAATTTTAGCATAATATGTATTATTGTTTAGTTGTACAGATCCTAACGTTCCGTCAATTCTAACAATATCATTTTCTGCTAAATTATGCGGTACACCAGTTGTAATAGACACAGCAGGATTTCCACTAACTTCAGCTAGAATTGCGCCTGAAGTAGTAACTTGAACCATTACAGGTCCGCTAGGTGTTTCTGATATAGTAAAATCAAATCCATTAACTACTGTTTTAATAAAATACACTGTTCCGTCACACAATATATTACCATATGGTGTTGCAGGATTAGAACGCTTAAACATAATTGGTTGTCCAGGAGAGAATCCTATAGTGGAAGAACAAGTAACCACATTAGTAGTAATCGTTGTGCTGGTTATACCAACTGTAATTGGAGCGGTAATAAGATTGTCTACTCCTGATATTGGCGCTACTGTTGGTGGATTAGTAATGCCAATCATTGAGCCAAAATCAGTAGTCAATTGTATCGCCGAGCCGCCCGGTGTTTCTGATACTGCAAATTCAGTCGAGCTAATAATATTTACTACATAATAAGTTTGGTTAGCAACGATGCCACCAAATGTTGTACCAGTAAATGTGATAGCGTCATTAATATTCAATGAATTTGTGTTACCTGAACTTAAAGTTAAGTAGTCAGGTCCTGGACTATACAATCCGGTGCCGGCTGTTCCAGTTCCGGTGCCTACACCAGTTGCTGTAAACATAGTTCCTACATTGTTGTCAACTGATCCTATCAATGTAAAGTTTGTTGTACCAACTGTCAATATTTCATAGGTAGCACCTATAGTAAACGATCCAGCAGTAGTTATTACTCCGCCATCAAAACCAATTGCCGCAGTGCCTGTTCCAGTACCCGCACCACTAGCAGTAAACAAACTTTCAAGTGAAGTACCTGTTCCTGATCCTATTCCTGTAGCTACAAAAATGTTGTTTAAAGCAGTGCCTGTACCTGTACCAACGCCTGTTGCAACAAATTCCAGACCAATTGTATTTGACGATGCACCTATTAATGTAAAATCAGTAGTACCGATTGAATTTATAATATATACATTTCCAATAACAAACGAGCCAGCAGCCACTTGAGTGGCGCCGATCAATGTAAAGTCAGTAGTACCTAATCCATCAATAGTATATGAAGTGCCTATAACGAACGAGCCGGCATTTATTTGAGTTGAACCAATTAGGGTGAAGTCCGTCGTTCCAACTTTAGTAATAACATACTCACTACCTACTAAGAATTGTCCGGCGGTTATATTTGCATCATATCCCGGTGTATGAGTTGTACTACCTATGAAGAATGAATTAGTAGTTGATCCAGAGAAAGTTCCACCATACGTAGTATGTAGATATTGTCTATCAGTTAAGTTATAGCTTGTAACTGCAACAGTATCGCCTGCACTTGTTCCAAAGTTTAAGCTTAATGTTTCAGTATTGAAATCAATAGTATAGTCAGATGTTTCTACTAAACGTCTACCATTGTGTTCAACAATAGCATTTTTGGCATTATCGCCACCTACATAATTAGATAACGTAAACTCAGTAACAGCAGTTGTAAGTTCGAATAACTCTACTTCTGGGACTGTGTATCCATACTGAACTGGCGCGGTCTCACCAAAAACAGATAATACAACAAAGTCATTTGCTTGAGTATATTGATTAGCGAAAACAATCTTTGCTGTTATACCCTCATCTGCAATAGCTATTGCATAGTCATTTGTAACGCATAATGCTATACCAGTTGCATTAGCTAATGTTACATTTGTTCCACTTGATGTTAATGATACAGTAAACTCATTACCAACAATAGAAGTAATATAATATTGTTGCTGTGCTATTAGTCCAGACGAAACGAATGATCCAGTATCTATCGCATCACTGAACACAATTGTGTCACCTACCTCATAATGATCGGTACTATTAACAACAATAGTATTTGTTCCACTATTTGTTTCTGAAACAATACCCTGTTCGCCTAATACTAAATTAGTGCCGTTGTGAATAAGTATAGGATCCGTCCAAACTAATCCATTTGTTGATTGGATGTTTACAAGCATTATTCCAGTAGCAGATGTAACATCAAATGTAGGGCCTGCTATACCACCTGACACAGATGCAGATATAGTTATTTTGTTAGTTATGTAACTTATTGTCTTTATCCAATATGTAGTACCGGATACTATTCCACCAAACACTGCACCTTGGAATGTTATAGGTGCATTTACCGCAAAATAATCTACTGACTCGCATACGATGCCATTATCAATCGCATCCGTTTCGATTGCGTTAACTGATTTTGGATCAGTATTTGGTCGTATTACTCCGGAGCCATTAAATCTATCAGCAGAATAATTACAGTTCAATGGCATCTCAACAAAACCAGTCGAGATATTATCAACGAACGGTATAGTTTGCGAATTGGCTTTAACTAGTTGATTACCATTGCCTACTTCGTATACATCTAGTCGTAGTGTATGGTCTACTGCTAATGCTGTTCCGATAGTAACTACTTTATTCACCCAGTCAACAGTAAAATCATAAATTCTTATACTAGTATTTGTTGCAGTTGTAATATCAAACAATGATATATTTGCCGGGTTCTCTACAACACCTTCAAATGAGAACTCTGTTTGACCAGAGTCTGGTACTATTTCAGTAGAGACAACATTGTAACCAGCATGTCCGTATATTGACGTATCCCAATCAGTGCCAGGTCTTGTTGTGACAATCATTGTTAAATTATCAGATACTACCCCAGGAACTAATTCTTCTGGACCATAACCTGCAGTGAATGCATCTCCTTGTACATCGTATACAGTAGGTGCAGTTTCAAACACAGATGAACTAATCCAAGTATTTCCATTATTTGTACTTGTAATGATAGCGTTATCATCACCTACTACTATCCATTCACCATCAATACTGTTATATGTTATACCATTTAAATCTTTTGTTGTACCTGACGTTTTAATCGTCCAAGTATATCCATCAGATGATGTTTTAATAGTACCTGTATTACCCACAGCCATAAACAATGAGTTAGCATACAACACATCATTTAATGTAGGACCTGTTGGGTAGATGTACATAAATGTAGTTGAAGGTGGATTAGTTGCATTCAATGTAATTGGAGATCCACCTGATGTAGTGCTTACTTTAAGTTGTGTAGAAGAAGTAACATCAACTACATAGTAAGTTGTACCGGATGAAATCACATTAAATGACTGAGTAAATCTTACTGTATTACCTACTTGGAATCCAGTAGTACTGCCAACGTTAATAACGTTAGTGCTTGCGTTTACACTAATAATGTTAGATTCATTTAGTCCAAACCAATTAGTGCCGTTCAATGATGTATATATTACACCATCCTCACCAACAGCAACAATCATTGAACTGCTTGATGTAACACCGTTAAATCCTTTGTATGATACAATAGGAAGTGTAGTCCAAACGTATCCATCAGAACTGATTTTAATAACACTTGTTCCTTGTGTAGATCCGGATATTATCTCTTGACCATTACCAACAGATATAAAACCTACATAGCTAGGTATGTTTACATACGTTACACTGTTTAAATTATTTACTAATCCATTAGTAAATGTGTCTACTTGTGCCCATGAGAACGTATCAGTTGATAATACAATGTTTTCTCCTACTGCAATCCAAATAGCATTTCCATAAGCAACACTTGATAGTGAAGTAGATTCTACAGATAATAAAGTAGAATCGTAATTATTTATAGAATAGGGTGTAGCATCATAGGGTGTGAAGGCTCCGCCGGCAGTAGTAAACACTATACCATCAGTACTTGTGTAAATAGGTGTAGTTGCACTTTCACAAACTATTACGAACAATCCATTAGCATAGATTATGTCAGAAGCATTAACTGGAATATTTACTAATTTGTTTATTGCCCAACTTGATGCATCTACGCTTAACAGTGATGCAGAATATTCAGGTGTATTTGCGGCTGCAACATATGTTGTACCGTTCCAAGAAATAGCAACAGTATCTACACTTGTTGGGTAGAATGGTTGGTCTTGCAATATAGTATCTAATGTATATTGATCTTCCGGAGCAAATGCATTATCTAAATATGTACTATTTGGATAAGTAATGCCTTCAATCAATTGTGTTAAATCTACACCAGGCATATTAACTGTAGGGTCATAGTAACCAATGATACGATCCAACTCGTTGAGTTTTCTACTACCACTATTTAATAATTCCCATTTACCTATAATGAATTCATTATCATTGTTACTGATAATACATTGCCATACTTGGTTGTTATACTTAACAATACTTTGATTGAAGTAGAATGGCTCTGGTAAAAAAACATAATCACCCAATGTGTATTCTGTTTCTAATACTAGACCATTTACCGGGACATTTAATAAAGGATTAGCATATACTTCACATTGTGTTGCAGAAATTACTTTTAAGTAATATTGACGTACTATACCTGCAGGAGTACCAGAACCAATTACACTTGTAACGTTTCCGTCTGATTCTACTGGTAATAAGAAATCATAATTTGGATTAGTGTTAGCGACTATTACATCAATTCCACTAACAGTTAATACCAAATCATTTAATGGACTTGTTCCACCTAAATCAGTTCCAGAAATAGTGATAGTGTTATCAAACGTGTATCCTGAACCCGGATTTACTATATCAATGGTATATCCACCTAATTTCTTACCAACATTGAATGTTGGCGAAGATATTGGATCTTGCGTAAAGACTGTTTCTAGTATTTCATCCGTTAATCCGATTGCAGGATCACCTAATGTGTCTGTCAATGTGATATAAGGGTTATCCGCTGTTAATGTCATCTGACCATTGTCAGTAGTTAATACAAGGTCACTGCCTCCTATTGTATCAGTAATAGTAAACGTGTCGCCACCTAAATCATAGCTATTGATAAAATATGTTACTAATGCAACTACATTACCAAATACCGCACCAGAGAATGATATTGGCATGCCAATATAGAATCCGGTTGTTAGTGTGCCTGAGGCTAATGTATATTCATTAGTAGATGAAGATGAGCTTGCCACTTCAACAGCTAATGCACCGTTAGATACTACATAGTATGTGTCACCTGCAGTTAATCCGCCGATGCTTTCAGACAATACAAACGGTAAGTTGTTGTATATGTTTGTTAATCCACCGCTTAGATATCTCAAATATAAATAATCACCGTTGCTTGTAGCGGCTACTGTATCTCTTGTTACTAAATTACCATTAGTTCCTGATACACCAGTACCTACACTAGCTACAGTTGGGTAGAACGTAAACAATTGACCAGTAACTTGTCCTGGGCTTACTGGTAGTCCAACGTTCATTGTCATTGAACCTGTTGCAGTTGTTAGTTGTACCGCAGTAGTTTGGCTAGTTAATGTGCAACTACCTGTTGCAGTACTCAATGTTGTGACCGGTCCGTTGATAGTAGATGACAATGTAATTTGTGTACCATTGTAAATGCTTGCAACATAATAAATTTGACCTGCAACAAGACCACCAAACATAGTTCCAGTAAAGATTATCGGGTCATTCACACTTAATTCTAACGTAGAACCAACTGTTACTAAGTTAGTTGTTACAGTAGTGTTAGTTGCTGTTAATATTAAAGGATCATTTGTTGTTGATATAGTAAATGTTTCACTATCTATAACAGTTATGATATAGTAAGTTTCATTTTCAATGATACCACCAAATACATTTCCAACAAAGTATACAGGTAGACCAACATAGAAGCCACTAGTTCCCGCAGTACCTGTTGGTAGTGTTGGAGTTGTAATGAAGTTGGTTGTTAATTCTGTTGCTGTTACATCTAATATACCAGGATATGCAATTGTAACAATAGCTGTGTTAGTTACTTCACCGGCGTAGCAAGACAAGCCGGCTGCGGTAACGGTGTAGTCAGTTAATGGCAGTACTGAACCACTAACTGTAGTTGATATTGAGAAGTCACTCTCATTTATAACTTCAGCTACATAGTAGGTAGTATTATTTGTAATTACTGGACCTACTGCGCCAACAAATTTAACTGGCATTCCAACATAGAAACCAATTGTTGATCCGGAAGCATTTGGTTGGGTACTGTCGTAAGTTAATCTCACTGCATCATTTGCGGCTACTGTTTCACCTACTTGACGGATAAATGATGACCATGTAAGCACTTGGTCATTTGTAATATCTTGTATTTCAAATGTTGCACCTTGTGCGCTTGCCAAAATATCATTAACCGGTGGCTGAGTTTGTTCTAATGTAATAGCAGAACTTGCAATTCTTGTGCTGTTATTAAATAAACCAGCATAAAAGCTACCATAAAAATTGTCAGGTGCCCACTCAGTTACTTGAGAATCATATGTAGTTCTATCAAATCGTAATGTAATGATATTTTCTCTAGTTGGTAAAGAAGTTGAAACACAACTTGCTCTGGCACTTACTGCAATATTATTATTACTTCCGGTTCCAGTATTAGTTAGTACGACTCTATCATGGTCTTGTAATGCATTTGCGTAACTAGTATACAATGCAACAACATAGAAAGGAGTATTTTCTAATACTGCTAGATAATAATATTGACCATCATCTAATCCACCCACCGCAGTGGTATCAGTACCTACATAGTATTGTATTAAATCACCTGTTTGTACAAATTGAGTTTGTAATGTAATTGTGTTTGTTAGTACATCAACATCGGTACTAGCAAATGTTACAATCTCACTCGGATCAATTCGAATTTCTGGCAATACTTGATAACCTTCACCTGGATCGATTACATCAATTCGTAGAATCGTATCTAAGTTCATCACAGGTTGTAATATAGCCGCACGTCTTGGTGCTGGATATATAGTTGTATCAATATATGCAGTGACCTTTGGTGGTTCAGCATAACCTCTACCGCCATTTAATAACAACACAGGAGGTAAGTCAATGATAATTTGTTCACCGGGGAGATGATTTGTTATGGTAGTACCGTTAACTCCACGAGTCAATCCACTCAATGTGCTATATGCTCTATCAACACTACTGTATGCAATTTCCTCTTCACCTATTAATATAACACCTGTAGTTGGGAAGCCGTATACATTATCAACAACCATTGATATGCTATTCAATGTCAAATATGATAATAATAAAGTGATTGGATAATCATTTACCCCGGTGATGCTTAAGCCTTGATTATTGAACCAATTGATATATGGTTGAGTTTGCCAGATAGGGTCAGTTGGCAAGTATTGATTGATACTACTTGGATTAGCGTATACTAATTCAGGAGTGATATACTGTTGAAACTGTGTGTTATATTGTGCAGGTAAATCAAAATCAGTTATCTCACCTTCGTACACATTAGTGCCAGTGTATTTAAATAAGAAGTCTTTGATTACCACATGATAAGGTTTAGCTTCATTTAAATAACCTGCTAAGAATTCTTGGTTATCACTTTGGAATACTTCTAATGGTAATAATTCACGTATGGTATGTGCAACATCTATGAATGACGTTTTGTTTAACCATGGTAAATAATTTTGACTCTCAATTGTTTCACTAACAATATAATTGAACATCAAAATTAATGATTTATTTCTAAACAATAATAAATTGCTAGGTAATTCTTCATTTACTGCACGAATAATACTACGTGTTTCTTCACTTGGGAAGGTATCAAAAGGTGTCGTGTCAAAAAAGTTATCACCAAATCCTATTCGTGCTTCTGCATAATCCCATAATGAACTACTAAACTGTATTGTACCATTTTGCAATCCAATACGGACCCACTCAATGCCATCATACACATATGTTTCTTGTAATCCGTCACCATTCTTATTAACAGTAACAATTAGTCCAAGTTGAGCATTGATTGGAGCTAAATCATAATATGATTCCACTAACATAGCAGACTTAGTATTATCATTATATCCAGGTGCCCACCAGTTAATTAATTCCCAGTAATCTTGTGTGTTGTAGAATAATTCTGGTGCACCAGGCCAATTTGGGTTATCAACTGTAGAAGGATTGATTGCACCTTCTGTGAATAAGAATTTCAAACTGCTTGTTTCAGCTAATGGATATTGTGCTAATACTGTGTTATAGAATTGCAAATAGTTTTCTAATGCTTTAAATCTATTGTAGAAGAAACTTTGACGAGGACGTACTAATATACCACTCTGTACTGGTTTTGGTAAGAACGGATCAGGAACAACAGCGCCGGTTTGATTGACACCACTGAAACTCTCAAGCATTCTGTTATACAATGATTCCGGTACTACTGTATCTCCTATGCCAGGTAGTCCTGGTAAGAAATCATCAGCATAATTAGAACGTATTAAACTGTACACACTATGCGAAACATCGTCATTTGTTCCTGTAGCAAAGCCAATATGCAATGCAGTATCAGTCGCATTGATATTACTACCGCAATTATATAAACCAAATACATTTGGTTGTATTGCTGCCATATATGAAATACCTGTAGACAATGGGGTAGCTATATATGATTCACATATAGTATCTGATAATGTTTTTCCTATTTGGTTAAACACAATGTTTGTATTTCTTACCCAATAGTAATATACAGGTACAAGAGCTCCTGTGCTATTCAATCTATATTCAATTGCATAGTCATCAATACTACGAGGTGTGCCTGGTCCTTGATATACGATTGGTTCAACGTCACTGGTAACCCAACTATATACTTTAACGTCACTGCCTGGGAATACTCTACCCCACCATTTACTATTATAAACAACATCATCACTTTGATGATAGTTTACAAATCGTGTAGTGCTTGTATCGAACCATAACTTACCTAATTGTCCCGGACCCCATACGGTAGAACCTTTATTCGTTGCATCAGGACTATTGTAATTTGCAGGATCAGTGTTAGATACTATGTCTAAATTCTCACGTACTGCGCCCAATAATTTACCTTGCAACGGATCAATATAATCTAAATTGTCTAATGTATTGTTAGTTGATACACTATATAACTGAACGTTTTGTATAGCATCAGTATCAACGATTGGTGCAGAATTACGATACACTATCCAATCAGATTCACCTGAACTATTGTTATAAATCACTACTTGACCATTATCATATCCAGGTCTAAAGTTAGGTGTACCAATGATAACGCTGTTATTATTAAAATCTAACGCTGTACCATAATATGGTTGGCTACCATAATCTTCATTCAGTGCATTAACGCTTTGAGCATATACATATGCACCAGAATTATTTACATTTTCATTGTAAACAGGCAAGTAATCGTACATATACACTGCGCCTGCATTAACAAAACTATCTATGAACTGTGTTGTATTGTTATCAAACAATGTATCATTGTCATAGTTTTCATCATCACTTGCATCAAACGTTGTTTCTGCATATCGTGCTGATGCCGGAGCACTTACTACAAATGAACCACTAGAGTTAAATTTAATAGTAGAACCAAATTGTGTTCTACCTTGACTATGCGGGTCATTGATTAATTGTGTTTGTGTATATAACTGTATACCCAATTGGTCTAATACATCAGCATCTAAAACAGACACAGTTAACTTAGCATTGATAAACGCTAAATCTACACTGATAACTTGAATAGTTAAAATGTTATTTGAAGCAGATGCAGTAACGTTTGTGATGTTTGCAGAAGTAATAGCATTGGCAGCTGCCGTTGCATTTCCTGCAGGAATATTTACAGCATAACCATTTACTAATATTGTAGTAGCCGCAGTTACGTTGCACTCAGTAGTGCCGGTAACTATACCATAACTGCTACCTCCATATGTATAACGATAAACAGCACCTTCAGCATTTTGACTGTTAATTTCAAACGGTGCGCCAATCAATAATTCATTTGCATAAGTGTCTACATCTAAGCTATAACCAAAGTTTGTTCCAACTTCAGGATTAGCATCTACTGATGTGAATTCTTGTGTTAATACAAATTCAGAACCGCTTACAGTAATGATATCACCTGCAGTTAATGATTGGTAAACATTAATATTTGTTCCAACAACACCGTATTCATTATCATCAATCAATGTCCCATTAACGCTTACAAAGATTGGTTCAGTTTGTTGAACAGCGGACATTGAACCAGTGTCGGTAATTAATTGTAATGTTGAACCACCTCGTTCAGTAGATACAGTGAAAGTAGTTCCTGATGGTTTAGCCAATACATAATAAACTGTGTTTAATGATACTCCACCAAATACAGTTCCAGTAAACACGATAGGATAACCAACTGTTAGAACAGAACTGTCAGTACACGTAAAACGGTCAGTACCTGCGTTAGTATCAGTGACCGTCACTGGTGTTGTGATTGGTGTAAATATCAAACTAAACGTTTGTGGGGCAAACGGTGAGCTTGTAAATGGTGCCTCAAACGTTTGTACTAACCTTTCAAAAGAGTAAGCAGTACCTAAATCAGCAACAACGGTATCATTTTCTGGCGCACTAACAGCTACAATATTACCATAATAGTTTGTGGCAATAGAATAACCAAAACTATCACCTGCACTTAATCCGGCAACTGTAATCGTGTCAGATAATTCATATAAAGTAGTTAAATCAGATTTACGATAGACATAAACTAAATTCTGTTCATATGCAGAGATGTATAGCCAATTTTGGTCACCAGATAATGCGATTGAAGAACCCCAGTTGGTTACAGAATCGTCATCAGGTGATTCAATTACTTGTACTTCTTGCAATTCGTTAAGTAAATTGTTAATTACTAAATCGTAAATATAAACTTTTCTGTCAGTATAGGCTGCACCAGTTGGTTGTGATATTACAAATAAATTATCTGAATATGCAATCGTAGAACCAAAAGATATACCCTCAGTAATTGTTTGAACAATACTATAAGAATCAAAAACCGAGCTATAAGAATAACGATATGCAACACCGGTCTCTGCGTCACTAATCAAATAACCTAAATTACTTGTTTGTGCAACTGCACTACCATATGTTAATGAATTAGTTTTTAATAATTCATCTTCATATACATAGTTTAAACTCTTACGATATACAGCCCAAGAGCCATCATCATTTTCATCAACCCAAACTTTGTTCTTTACAAATTCACTGTCAAGTAAAGGCAAGTTATTAATATCACTTGGTGTAGCTACACGTTGAGATGAGAATTTCATCGCAACACCTTCACCGGTGATTGTTGTCAATGCCGATGATAAACTTAATAGAATAGTTACTCTAAATGGATCTACTACTGTTGCAACAATTCTGTAACCATCAATATTACTATTAAAATTAATAATAGCAAATGGTTGATATTTTGTTAAATTGTGCGGTGTTGCAAACTGTAGTGTGACAGTTCCATTTAAGTTATTGATTGCACCCACTACTTGTCCGGCACTTGTTGGAGTATATACTTGCCAAGTGCTATTATAATCAGCTAACCATACGTATTCATTTACATATAAATGTGATAGAGGAGTTGTTGCAGTATTCAATCCATTATAATAGTACGATGAGATTTTAACATCATTAAAGTTAGTATAACCTGCATCCGGGAACACTCTATTTGGTGTATCTGACGGTAATGTGGGTAATACATTTGGATTATTTATAGGTCTTCCATAATTAAAAACTGAATATAACGGTACTTCTTGTTCTACACCATCAGTATACACACCGGTAGTAAGTCCAACAATAGATGGATTACCTGTTAATTGATTTTGATTTAATCTAAAATCAACAAAGTTATTGTTTAATACACCACCAAACTCGCCGGTCTTAATAGCCCAGTTTTCATACACATCATAATCAATACCACCTTGTGGTAAGTTTAATCCTTTAAAACTATTTGCCGCAATTCGTGTACCTTTTTCTTTGATAAGATTTTTATAAACATTAACCTGTGTTATGTCTGTCAAATCAGCTAATGCTAAGTAATCACGTGGTCTATATCCAATCAATGACCAACTTAGTAGGTCACTATCTTGGTCTAAATTAGTTTTGTTTGTATCATAAAACAATGTTGCTTCATATGAACGTGTTGAACTGTTAGGCAGTAACCCTTTCTGAATCTCATTATAATCAGTTTCTTTCCAATACTGTTCTTCAAATATTTCCTTTGCATTTAATACTTTTAATGCAAACCAATATTTGTTTTTATACTTAACAATACTGCCTCTTGTATACTTTTGATTAGTACTCCATTCTTCAATATTATTTTGGTTAAGAATAAAGCCTTGTGCATCAATAGTACCATTCCAATCAGCAGACTTTGTGCCTCTGGTTAAGATACGATTTTGTCTTAAGCCAGTTACTAAATTATACAATACGTCATTGAACACAGTAACATTATCAAACACAATACCGTGTTCAAAGTTACTAATGTTAAACTGACCATACGCAACAGTATCACCTTCATTTAATGGTGTTGCACTAAAGAACGTACTATCACGTGTTACTGATAATTCATTACTTTGTATTGGGTAGAAGTTTTGATTTAAAATAAAGTTTTGTCTTTGTAGTGTTAGAGGTTGAACTATATGACTATCTTTATTAATAGTAATCAAATTAGCGGCTGGATTTAAGTTAATTAAACTTCCTGTTTCCCAACCACTCTGTGCCCAGTATAATAATTCCGTAACCATTTGACGCCAGTTAACATCTATACCAGATTCTATTTGGTCAAATAATACACCTTGTGTTAATAAATATCTTCCATAGTTAGCTATAAATTGACTTAGTGATTGTAAGTCAAGAAACTCAGTTCCGTATGGTACAATATTAGTTTTGTTTTCAGTATAGTCATTTGCTAGTTGAACTGATATATTACCCACTGTAACTTTATTGTAGTTTCCATTAATCTTAGGAGTTACCGTAGTGAAGTATGCGGTATCTTGTGAGTTACCAAATACTTTCCAACCAGCGTTTGTGCTTTGCACAACAACGCCGCTATAAATTACAGTGGTTATAGGTACATTATCATACAATACTACACTATAACTTTCGTCTGGAATTAGTAATGATGCATTTCTACTGTTTGGTGTTCCCTTTTCAACATAGAAACCAAGCAAACTCTTATCACTAAATCCTGCCAATCTATAAATCAATCTTACATCTAAATTATCAAATAAGTCTGTAATATTTTGTGTGGCATTAATACCAACTTGCTTTTCATAATCAACTATCCAGTTTATATAACTTGTTTTTGCCGTTCCATTACCATATATGGCAACATCACTAATCACTAAGTGACTGCGATTATTAACTAGATATTGATTAAACTCCGTACTAAATTTGTAGTTGTCTACATCAAAACCCAAGTTAAAGAATTTTGCAGGTTTAGTAAGAGCAAGAATCTTCATTAAGTCGAAAGGCCAACTACTGCTTCTGCGGTATGAGAATTCAACTGGGCCTACATCTCCTACAGCCCATTCATTTCTAAATGTTCTGAAATTATAGTTACCCATCACTGCATCAAACGGGGATAATAAATTACCTGCACCATCTACTGGTATTACACTTAATAATTCTTCTCTAATAAATTCAGGCAAGACAATTGGATCACCGTTATTCCAGTTGATGCCCGCAGCCATATCTCCCCATAATACCAAGTTATCACTTGTGTATGGTGCGGCGCCGTATCTATCAGTCCACCAAGTTGGTTGATTTGTAAAGCCAATCATTTCCCAAGGTGTGGTGTTTGGAGTACTTGTATCATAGAAGTACTCATATATACCTCTCCAGAATCCTTGTGGAATTGGTTGTCCATTAATTCTATTACCGGACTGGGTGTAATTATAACTAAACTGGTCATTGGGTTGATAAAATTGTTTCTTATATTCAATGCGATTCTGCCCAACCCAATTTAAGAAATACTGACTGTATATTTGTAAGACTTCATCATATGAGTAGTTGGTTGTTCTAAAGAATCCCGGAATAACATCATATTCAGTAATAGGAACTATGTCTGTTAATTTAAGATTATTATAAACACGTGATTCAAATTCCAATAGTGCTTGGTCTCTAAAGTCAACTAAATTTCCATCAATATATTCTCCATATAATTTAGTATATGAACCATCATGTCCTTGAATAAAATATGTAGGTTGAGAATAATTACTATCTAATACAACTCCGGGAATAAATGAGGGGTATAATCCTAATTTAGTAGGAGTGTTTGGTACATAACTTCCAAAAGTCTGATTGTATTCTTTAATTGTTACAATGTCTCCAGCAGATAAGTCTTTTGTAATAGTCAATGATGGAGTATCTGTACTTACTGTATAATCCTGATTAACAATCAATTGTTGTGTTGATGTAAAGTTATCTACTGTTGTAGTCAAATAAACTAATACGCCATAATAATTTGCGGTATCAAAATTATAAATTCTTGTTAAAGGGTAGATACTTGTATCTAATGAGTTAGCAAAAGTATATGTATTAGTAGCATATGCCGCTTTACTTGGCAACATATCACTCCAGAAAAAAGGTTCTGATTCTGTTTTGTTTTGGGTAATTTGATCCAATGCATCATCTAAAATAGTTGCAGGAGTCTGATATATGTTATATTCAGTTCTATCTATAGTATAAACCAATAACGACCTAAAAGTAATATACTGCTGACTGTTATACTGCAAAGAATTAATAAGATTATTATTTTGTGACCTTAACAACGATCCAGGTAATGCTAAACTTGCACTATTTTGAATAATCTTATTTCCCCAAGGCACAAGATTACCTAAGTCACGATAATTGTTTGAGCCAAAAACGTCGCCGGTTGTGTTTGGGTTGTTATAGAAAATACTTTGATATTGACCGCGAATGTCACCTACGTTAACAACAGATACATCATCATTGAACGGATTGTTTTGTAAGTTGATAGGTATTTGATAGTATGCAGTTGGACTTACCTGATCGCTTAATAATGTGATTTCAACTACTGTATCAATCAGTGGATTAGGTACAGTGAAATTTACAACTGTAGTATTATCTGTAATGGTAAAAGTATAAGTTGATGTATCTTGTAATACGTTATTAACGTAAACTTGAATATTAGGCCATACTGTATTTGTTGAGGCAGCTATATCACAAGTATAGGTTGTAGTTGCTTCAGATGCAACATAGTTAAAAGAAAATATTTGATACTGACGACTTTCTGCAACAGCGGTTTGCCATCCTAATTGTCTAACAACAGTTGTTCCAGATGTGTAATTATATACATAACCTGTATTAACTTTTTGTGTAATTGGATTAGTACCACTTACATAATTAAATGTTTCACTGTTTAATGGTACGTCAAAACTGATATCACCTACGTTATTAACTGCACTATAACGTAGTGGGAATCCTAGTACAATATCTTTAATTCCAGAACCAATTCCATAACTGAATAATTTATTGCCAGCAAATGATGTACCTACATATACATCGGTGTTGCCAAAACTAATGCCATCATTATCAAATATATCAAAGTATGGTGCTTGATTAACTGTTGTTTTTTGTTGTGCTATTAACCATTCAATACCATCAAAGTAAAAATCTTTACCTTCATTATTATATCCCTTAAATGCAAAGGTGCATTCCAACGGTAATACTAATCCGTCACTTGCTTCAGTAAGAGTAATTACCGGCGTGCCTGTACCTTGTATATCAGAAAATCTTACAACATATATTTTGTTTCTAACATTTTCATTTGTATCGGCAGAAAAAACAATTCTTGCACCATCATATAATGAATAATTATCATTTGATAAATCATTTGCTACCAATGATGAACCTGTAGTGGCAGGAATCGTTGTAGAAGTATCCCAAGTCACAGTAAGTGTTAAGGTTGACGTACCTGTAATAGTAGTAATTTGAGTATTTCTAGGTAAGACATTTGTAGTATCACTTATGTATTGCCCAACCTGAAATGTGCCGGTAACATCTGATGCGGCAATAGTAATTGTCGTACTTGTTCCAGTAACACCTGCAATAGTTGCAGTATAAGCAGTATATGTTTCAACGTCTGGCCAATAATTTTCTTGACCGGCTACAAGTGTAAATGCATCAGTTGTTCTATCATCAAAGAAATCAATTGGATCTTTGCCAACGACACCATTATTAAATAACCTTAAATTAGGATAAAACTCAATGATTGGGCGTTTAGCTTTATTGTCCTGTGTTGCATATATTGTTGCAATCGCAGGATTATTATTATAGGTAGCAGTTGCATTGATAACATCAATGTGGAACCAACGGTTGCTTCTTGACCAAGCATTTTTATCTATACTGTTTCGTGCAATCGTAATATAATCTTGATACACAGGGATGTATAGTGTGCTATCATAGTTACCTATATCATATGGCAATGAATCAAATGGGGTGTATGCACCTTCAGTAAAAGGTTCCGGTGTAATAAGGTCTGCTACGTTTAATAATTCAATTGCTGTACCAACACCTTCTACATAATATTCACCATCTTTATAGCTTGTAGGAAAAATATCACCACTGAAACTTACTTTAAGACCATTAGTAAACACTACACCATTTGGACTTGTATATTGTTGTTGACCTAATATTTCAGTAATATCTATTTGATTAGTTGAATTGCTTTCAATCAATCTAATGATACCAACCTTGTTAGCACTTGTGCCGTCTTGGTAATACAATGTATCTAATATAGCACTTAGATATGGTACAAGATTAATAGATCCACTAGTGTTGCGGAAAAAGTTTCGTGCTTTCCATTCTGTGCCATAGTTTGCAGTAATCTTTTCATTTGTTGGAATGTTACTTGCAGGAACTAATCTTAATACAGGATCAGATGGGTCACCTACATAAGTTATTGTGTAGAATGTAGCAGATACATCCGTATAAAAGCCACCTTCAAAATTATTGAAATCAGCACTAGTGCCAGGTGGTGTGTAGCTCGCACCACCATCTTCATCAAATAATGTAGTATCATAAAACTTAGAAGTAAATCCTTGTTCATCAACAACTCCGGTATTGTAAAACATAACAGTAAGACCTTCAAGTCCTGTCACGCCATCAATGTTGCCTACATCACTTAACAACTGACCATTGATTTGGTCGAACGGTGTAGTAGACACAACGTCTACTAAATTATTACCCGGGAAGTTATATTCATCTTGTGCATTTTTATATGGTACTGTAAATATAACGACACCGGTAGTCGTGCCATTATTTTCAACACCCAATACATCACGTGTTTGTAAATTAAGTTGTTGTGGATCATATCCAGTAATACCCGGTTTACCTTGAATCCAAAATTCAGTAGGCTGATTTACAGTAAACGTATATGTGCCACCACGAATCAATGTTAATGTGGGATTGGTTGTGCCGGCTGGATTAACGTCACTCGATATATTATAACCATTAGGTAGACTTCTAACTGTGTAGTCTGTGGCAGTATAAACAATATCTGTGGAAATATTAACAGATGGTGCACCTGTTGGCAACCAATAATATTGATTAAAGTTAATTATTTTATCTAAGTTAGTAAAGCTATCCCAAGAATAAAATTCACTGTTGAATAATCTATCATTGTTATCTGTTAATGCACCTTCTAATTTTAATGCATCTATGATACCGGGATAACTGATAAAATCTTTAGCAGTATTTGTATTTGTTTTGGTAAAAACAACTCCAGGATCTAATTGATAATCTCTGCGAACTTTTGTAGGTTCTACTACGTAATTATCTTTAGCGTTAATACCATAACCAAATTTACTACCAATATAACCCTCAATCCTCATCGTATTGGGTTGGTCAACGATTTGATCCAGTGTTGCCCCCAAGAATTGACTATTAGTAGGTGTTTGGAATATCTCTGGTAAAAAATTTAGTGTTCTAATTCGTGCTGCCATTATAACTCTCTAGTTGTTATATACTTATCTTATTTGTAATTGCACTGGTGTTAAAGCCGCAATCACAACTACATCACTTGCAGTTGCACCATTCACAAAAATTTCATAAGGTGCTGATTTGATTTCATACAAATCTCCAAAGCTCATAGTTGGATCGTTTGGTACAAGTACAACTGAACTTACAAGGTCTCCCAGTTGTGCGTGTAAATATGCTCCTAATTCACTAAAATAAAATGTGTCTCCAAAGCTCCAGTTATTAATATTAAAATAACTATTCATTGCAGATAATACTGCGCTACGTATTTCACTATCACTTGCGTTAGTTGATGGTGACTTGATTACCTTAACTGTTCCTTGCAATTGTGCAGGGGCTTTTGTTCCAAACAAAGGAAGGAAGCGAACACTATTTGGTATGACACTATCGGTTAACATTTTATAATCATCTAAATTACCATATGCTTGCTGTAATTCATTAATGGTAGGGACATCTGGTTTAGGTACTGTACCGGTAGTATCTTGTATCCAATTTGTGTAGGCTGTATAGTATGCCTGTGTTACCAAATATAAATCAATAATGTTTGTAGTAGCAGGATCAATACGTGTTGTATTGTTACTGTTATGCCTATACTGATATAATATTGCTTGTCTTCCAGGCTGCATACTATATTGCGGTTGTTCAACTACTAGATAATAAGGAGTTGTTACACTTGTATCTTGTACAGTAGTATAAAATACATTTTCGCTGAATGCATAGAATACTTGGCCTAATGGATATTCATATTTAATTACTTCAATATTTGTTAATGTTGGGTACTGGTATATTATATCACTCGTAGCAATTAATTGGTAACGTGATAAATTAACAGCATCTTCAATTAATTCAAAGAATGTGTAGATACCTGTATTACTAGAACCAGTTACATAACCAGTTACTGTTTGGAAGAAGTCAGGGTCAACAACAATTTCATTGTTGTTTATATCTATACTTGCTACTTCAACTTCAAAATCATTTACATAGCCATCACTCTCAACAGTTTGTCCAATTACATTCATTTGTACTGGTCTTGCTAATGGTGCATTACTATTTGGTTGTGTATTTGAAGGTAGTACTTTAACAAAATCAGCTAATATTTTACCAGTAAATGGGTCATATACTAATTTACCACTCTCATACCAGAAGCGTGTATCTGCGACACTACCAAAATAATATCTTAATGACTTATACTCAATTTGATATCTGTTATTACCAACACTGTTAAAGTTTACAAACCAACCAGTAGCGTTATATGCATCAATACTCCAACGGTCTTGTGTAATCAATAATGCGTTGTTAAATAACAAACTGAAACTTTGATTTAATTCCATTCTGATAACACATTCATTAATAACTGCTGTAGGAAGAGTGTTACCAAATGATGGTATAACCTGTGTGATAATTGCTCCAGTTGGAATATATCCGTTTAGTGTAACTGGACCTGAGCCGTTGCTGAAATTACCTTCACCATTATTATAACCATCACCAATAACATTTAATACAGTAGTCCAAAAGTATGTGGTATCGCTTGCACTTGCAATACCATAAACTAATCGATTGTTATCATCAAAGTATGCACCGTTTGGTGCAGTAACTTTAATTAATGCGCTTTTAGTTACATACTTCATATTATGTGTGTTGTATGTTCCAGTAGCAATAGGAGTATTTGCTGAACCATCAATGTTATAAAAATAACCAGTGATGCTATTTGCGTCAGTTGTGCTTGTGTTCCAATATACAGTGCCATCACCTGAAGCATTGTTAATATTATAGCGTGGATAATTTTGTAGATAATATTGTCTTGCTCTATTGTCAGCTAACGCTAATGCTAAGTTATCAGTTAAGAACTTAATAATATCGCCAGTGTTAGTTATAGTCAATAACAAATTACCGTTATCGCTATTTTGATATAATCCACCATCACTTGCAAATGAATTCGTGCTGGAGTATTTTCCTGTAGGATCAAGTAGGTCTAAGTTTTTAGACACGCCAATAGAACTGCGATTAATAGCGGCACTTTTAATAATTGAACTGTATAATGTATATGGGAAATTTGTATAATCTTCACCATTAACCATTCTGTTCTGTGTATAATATCGAGCAGGAGCACGTAGTTTAATGTTTGCTAATGATTCTCTGGCTTGCGCTGTTGAAGCTGGTGTTTGTAATGCTAATCCTATAGTGAGTGCTTCTGTTCGTCCTGCTCTGCTAATATACTGTATTGTTACTTGAATTCCTTGCATTTCAGTTTGGTCAATAGTATATGTCAATGCATTACCTGCACGTACATATGCTCTAAATGTTCCAACTGGTGCTTCGGAAAATACTCCATCACCGAAAGTATAACTAACTTGGTCATTGAATCTGGAAACAACTGAGAATACTTTCTTATAACTAGTTTCCGTTTGTAAATTAGCATTAGCGTAAACACTATCTACTAATCTCCATAATGTTCTACCACCATTGCTAGCATTTATTTGATATAACCATGTATCTGTGTTATTAATACCCTGAATATCAATATCAACTACCTGATTACTAATCTGTTGAGCTAAATTGAAATCGTAAGTCTGTAATGTTCCTTGTTTAAAATAAAAGAAGAAACCTGTATTTGGACTACCGTAACCTAATCTATCGTTACGATACATCATATTCATCTTGCCGCTTGGTGCCGGCGGTATCTCATAAACATAATCTTCATCTAAACTAGTGGCACTAACTAATTCAAAATTCATATTGATAGTATCTACTGTACTTGTAAATGGTACAATAGGTAAACTAGCAGGTGGAATATTAATACTATATTCATCAGTCTTAACTCCTAACAAATCAGCACTATTTCCAGGACGACCTACTCGTTGACTATTAATTAATGTGGCATTTACAACTGTATTGAACTGCTCTAACCAGTTAGCATTTGCAGGATCATTCCAAAGAATTGTTTGATTACTTAGATTAACACCATTAATGTCGGTGATATTCTCAGTTGTACTAATATTAGTTACTTTTAAATAACCCTGTCCTGCATTATTACGCTTTGGGTTATAGCTTACTAAGTTGGCTAGTTTAACAACACTGTCTCTACGTTCGGCAGTATCAATGAAGTTTTCACGTGTATTTAAATCGTTGCGGAAAGCAAGACCTTGACCCATAAACGCAATAACGTCAAGTAAAGCAATAAATTCGCTAGACTCAATGTAATCGTTAAACGTTTCAGGATAATACACTCGCAGATAATCTATAAAACTCTTACGCAGAGTTTCATAATCATAGCTTTTAAAATCTGCTTCTCGGAAGGTTTGGTAAATGGCCTGCCAATTTTGCACACCAAATATTGCTGATTGTCTTGAACTTGTAGCCATAGTTATTCTCTTTTAAGTATTTATCTTAAAGGAAACCACTGTTTTGTTATTGAATCGTTGCTGTATTAGTTAAATTATTGAAGAATACATTCAATATTTCAGCATTGTTAAAGGGTGCGATAGCTAATTCTACTTCAAGTAATATGCCATTTTCCTGAGAATAACTTTTTACAGTATTAATTATCAATCTAGGATCACCATTGGCAATTCTACGAATTTCATTTTCAAGTCTAAATTGAGTCTGTGGATCATTGGGCTCAAAAACAAAGCTCCAAATAGTAGAACCATATCCAGGATTACCAACTTTTTGTCCTTGTTGAATATTCAATGCATTTATAAAGTCTCTTACCACTAAAGCTTCATCTACTAAACGATACTTTTTACCCGGGATAGTTGGTTGTAATACACCACCTGTACCACCATCTATACCGGTACTAGCATTAGTTGTCTTTGGTTCATTCGCCCCGATTGTTGAAAATCCTATATATGTTGGCATATTTTTATCCTATAATGTATTTAGATAAGTTTATTAGCATCGGAAGCTAATTCAGTCGATTTCTTTAATAACGCTAACATTTTTACTTGTTGTGCAATATATTCTTGTTTTGCAGTTTCAATTCCCGGATCTCCTGCAGGCAAATCTTCTGTCGCTTTGCGTAGAGCCAATGTTGCCGTAGATACTACCTCCTTTTGTACATCAATTTCAGCCGTTATATCATTAAGTTGTTTTAATTTTTCTTGTAATTTATTTACTGCCACAGTACCTGAAGTTTCCCCTGTCGTTGCAGGATTGCCGGCGTAGTTTGGTGTAGGTATTTTACTGCTACCAAATAAATTCTCTAGTTGACTTGCTAAAGCAGGGCGAGTATTATCAGTTCTAGTACCTATATTTGGTAATGTTATTGGCACTGACCCACCCGAACTTAATGATGCTATTGAACTATTCAATTTAGCAGCCAATGCAGGACTTAGTCCAATACTCGCTAATGCTTGTAATGATGCGCCGGGTAATTTTAGTTGATTGATTAAACTACTTGCACCACCTGGTAATGAGCCTATATTTACAGCCGCATTAACTTGTCCCAAAGCGGCTGTTATTCCAGCAGTTCCAGGTATTAGATTTACCGCACCTTTAGCATTATCTATAATATTTGATACAGCACTTTGTGCTCCCGGTAATCCACTTAGTCCAGTCGATGCACTTGCTGGTAATGTTGCTTTAGCCGCATTTACTGCATTTTCTGCGGCTGATGCTAAATTAGTAGAAGCTCCTAAACCAGTAGTAACTGCTGTTGTAACACTTGCTAGTCCATTAGTAGCTGATGAGGCTGCTCCTGAGGCAATACTTGCGGCATCTATTCCTGAGTTTGCAGCCGCAGATTTTAGTACTCCTGCAACATCGCTAGCTTCTGTACCAGACGCTTGTACATCTGCTGTAGCCTTATCAGCAATTTGTTTTAAGTTTTGCGGAACGCCTGCCTTGAGAGTTGGAAATCCTTTAGTAATTGCGGCAAACGCACTACCAGCAACACCTTTAGCACTATCTAATAACCCACTTAGTCCGCCACCTAGTTTTGTTAAACCACCTAATGATGTTGCAATAGAACCTAATCCACCTGTTACGACTGAGGTTAAGTTGGCTGCAAAATTACCAGAAGATATTGCACCAGTTACACTACCTAACATTGTGTTGACTGCTCCACCTGCCTTACCCACTATTCCAGAAACTCCGCCGACACCTAATGCACCTGATGCTGTTTTTAAATAATTAACAGTACTAGCTAAACCAACACTGGCAGTAGCAGTAACTAGTCCGGCAATTTGACCAGATGCTTCTTTGCCTGTTATAACGCCTGCTTGTGTAAGTTGTGTTTGTGCTTGTTGGAAGTTACTAACTTGTGTTTGAACCTGTGCTGTAGGATTATTAATATAAGTTGCGATGTTTTCTGCTCCCGGCTTTCCTGTAAAAATAGCCGAAGGCATCGCCTGTTCAATTGTTTTACCTGAACTAATTAATGCATTTACTAATGTGGCTGATCCAGGTTTAATTACACCAGCCGCTTCAAGTTGTTGCGTAGATTGTGCCATTTTACCTATTACAGCAGTACCGTCTACCACTCCTGCTCCTAGTTTAACTGCGGCAGCGGCTTTTCCAGTCTGTGCCGCTGTTGCAACAGCACCAACCATACCGGTTGTAGTATTTGTATCTAGTGCTTTACTGATTGCCCCAGTCACTGGAACAGTTGATGCTACACTAGGTGCAACCGGTGCACTAGGTGTACTTGGTACAGAAGCATTAGTGGCTGCAACAGCCGCTGAGGGTGCGCTTGGGAAGTTTGCACTAGCATTGTTATCTACTTTTACATCAACACCTTGATTTGCACTAGCCCAAGGACTATGTGCAGGTGCTCTACTTACAATGCTTACTAATGCTCCCGGTGCTGCCGCCCAACCTTTTGTAGCATCGTATAGTGTATCAGTGTGTGCCACTCTAGTTAGTGGTTTGACTACCTGAGGAACTGTACCTGATGAACCTGTGTTCAAGTTAATCTTACTACCATTGATATATGTTGTATTCTGACTTGCAAAACTTGCTTCACCACCTGATTTAAAACTCATTTGGTAATCAGTTTTTAATGTGTATTTACCTAATGTATAAGTTGAGAAATCTGTGCCCGCTTTGATTTCCATCTTTTTGTCAGTCTCAATATTAATATTCTCTGCTGAGATTTTTAAATCTTTTTTAGCATTTATATTAATATTGTTATCAGCGTGTAGATTTAAATCACCCTGTGTTCGTATGTTAACTGAGTTAGTAGCGTACATATCAATTGTACCTTCTTTACCTAACTCTATCCAACTTTGTCCGTTAGCGTGAATAATGAACAAACATTGTCCGTCATCACTCATTAATATCTGATGACCTAAGCTACTACGTAATCTTACTAATTGGTCTCTACCTAATAGATCACCATCATCCATTACAATACTGTGACCAACTCTACGTGAAGTTATTTTTAAACTACTTTGTTGTCCTGTTCCAGTTGCGGCATCTGCAATCGTTTCATCTGTAAATCCACCTTCATATATAGGTCTACCTGGTGTATTAACTCCCCAACCAACACGACTAGGACTTTCACGTTGACTACTGGTTCCTATAGTACCACGTATTGTATCTCTTATTAGACCTTGTTGATTTAATACGCCTGCAAGATAACTGTTAACTGGTTTAGGTTCATTATAAAAAGCAGGACTATTATTGATTGCATCGTTATTAGTATTGATATTAGTTACTGGAAGTTTCTTTGCACCACCGTAACTATTTGCTTCACTAGGATTTAATACAGCAGTTTCAGTTGATCCGTTAGCTGGCACCATGTATAATGCTTCTGGCTCAGGTACACAACCAATCCAATAACCATAGTTAGGATCACCATTAATAAAAATACATATAACAGTTGTGCCTATATCCGGTGGACTATTCCACACACCATAACTAATTGGATTTTGCAAATATGTGCCATACCCTGTCTTGTCACCTGTACCCTCAGTCAAGCCATAGAATGAAGTCATATAGTTGACGGTTACCCAACTATTGGCATCATCTGGATCTGTACCGCCCATATCACTTAGGTATACACGTAATCTACCCGAACGTATAGGGTCGATGTTATCTTTTACTATTCCAAATACAGGTACAGGACTAACTACTGCACCACCTGCACCTAGTTTATTTGCGCTTGTTGCGCCTTTGGGTTTAAAGATATTATTTGCCATTATGCGCCTTCACCCGGTCTTGCACCAGTAAGTAATGTTGTGTTTTCTGTTTCTCTACCTGCATCCGGACTTTGAGAATTAGCAATACCGGATTGTGTTTGACCTGCATTTTGAACGCTATCGTCATTTGCTACACCTTGATTTGTGCTTTCTGTTGTAGTTGTAGTTGGAGTATCGGCATAGTCATATGATAAATTTTCTGGCTGTTGAATTGCCGCTTGAACAGCGACTGCCTCAGCTACACCAGTTGCGTCATCTTGCGTAAACCCAGTTGATGCCGATGTGCTACTTCCACTACTTGGTGTTGATCCATTTCCTCCTTCGCTTGTGCTAGTGCGTACATCTGAACTTGATAAATCAATTCTTCTAGGATCATTTGCCGCAAATGTTGCCCTTGCATTGGCAGCAGTTTCAGTAGTTAATGCTACGCCCGTTCTTGCGGCTGTAGCATCTGTTACATTTGCTCTTCCACCAAGTGCCGCCGCCGGTGTTCCTACTACGCCCGGGAAATCATTGATGGTACAATTTAATACTTGCTCAAACTTGCCACCTCTAAAATTATGTTCTATATCAAGAACCATAAAGCTAACACCCTTAACCTTATTAGCTACTGCGGCAGGATAGTTCCAAAAGTATATAGATTCGTTGATGTTTAATAAACCGTCACTATTTGTGTAATCCACTGCTTCTTTAAAATCTATCTCAATAAAAACTTGTCCACCGTTAGGATTAATAGTAAACCCATCACTACCGTAAAACTGATTATAAACTTGATTAACACTTGCCGGTGTTTCTTGCACCAGATAATCAGGATCACCTAATATAGTAACTTTGGCTTTAGTATATGAACCTGGATCAAACAGACTAGTCATATATGCGTTTTGTGCTTCCATACCCACATCTTGTCTTCCCTGTGTATCTTGGTTTTGTTTTTTATTAGGAAATGTAGGTATGTTTGCCCCTCCGCCTTGACTTGCTGGATCGCCATTAGGTGTTAGTGCCACATTCATAAATGTATTATCCATAGTCTGTTCATATGATATAACTTCACTGTTCTTGCCAGTAAACCAATATTCATATCGTTTGTGCGGACCATAATACTTACTAGATTTTGTGTATGGTGAGGATGCAGCCGGAGTTTCATATGGTTGTATTACATATGTAATTTCATATGCAAAATCACCTACTTTAGTATCAAAACCTAATGCTTTAACTTCAGTGCTTAAATTATACCATTTAACAGGAGGTATATCTTTTTTTGTAACAACTTCTGGACTGTTCGTGTCAGGGTCAGGTTCTTCACTAGCAACAAATATAACTTTAAGCGCATCTTCCATATATGAACTTTGCTTAATAATATTATTAATAGCTTGAGGAATAGGTGTACCTTTATCAATTTGAATTAATCTTTTAGTAGTGTCAGGTACCGATTTAACGCTTGTCCCTTCAGTTACTTCATTTGAGTTATCTGCCCTACTCATTGGTTGTTTTTTTCTATCAGGATCTGCTTTGCTAACAAGACTTGCATTTTGTATAAGACTAGTATCACCTATAAATCTAACTTTATACACATTTGGTATTTCAACTGAACCTTGTGTTTTTAGTGTTTGTTGATTTTCATTTAATGTTTTTAGTAAACTAGTAATACCATCACCTTCACCATCTAATGCTTCTTTAACCGTTCCAGCAACAATTGGTACTTTATTATCTGCTGTTCCTCTAGCAATACCCATTCCTACGTTAGTAGCTATAACGTTAGCTGTTATATTATAAGTTGTAGCACCACCATTAATTTTAAACTTCATTGCAGTTATAACAATGTCATAAAATCTTTCATATACACCACTAGCATCAGGACTAGTATTAAGTGTATCACTAGCAAATACTTCACTTGCATTTGCAATGTTTCCATTTTTGTCATAACCTTGAAAACGTATACCTAAAACAAAAAACTGTCTGCTTGCGTTAGCCGATTTATCGTAGTTTTTTAATTTACTATTTTTTCTTAATGCATCACTTGCTCTTTTTAGTTTAGTGATAAACGAAAAGCCATACGGTTCATAAATGTTAAATGTAAGTCCAGTAACATTAGATGCAGTTTGAGTATTTTTTCCATTGATAGCTGATTTAATTTTTAAATCGTCTATATAATAATCCAATTCAAATCCAGGTGCTCGTTTACTTGTTTTGTTATTGATGCCACCAGATTGTGCAATTAAGAATGCACCACCGTTCGTTGATTGACCACTAGCATCAGTCTGACTTAGTGCATTAATATTTTTTCTACCTGATAATTGAAAAGCATCATATGCATCGGGGGTAATCATATACAAACTTAATTGATATGTGTAACTACTAAAATTTCCTAAGGGGTTTTGTAATCTGCTACCAGGTTTAGGTGACTTGCCTACCCCTTTATCTACTACACTATTTCCTGCAGGCTTTTGAGCTTGGCCGGCTTGAGTTTGACCTGCAAAACTTTCATTAAGAGTTTCCATCTCATTACTACCAGTTGCAGTAGCATTGCTTTCCATTGCGGCAACTCTAGCGGCATAATCAATATCATAAGTTATATCACCGTCTGACGGAGTACCACCTAAATTATTAGTTGCCATATTATATACCTAATACTTGTTTTAGTGTTGACGCTTCTGGTAAATAGATGCTAGTGCCGGTAGTAAAATCAAAAAACGGATCTGATAATGCATTAGGGTTTCTGCTAGCAAAGACCCACCATAACTTAGGATTAGCATATAAGTCATATGCTAACATATCCGGACGTAAATTATAGGTTGTTGTTATTTCCCAATATCTATCACTACCTAATTTAGGTATAGGTCTATCAACTAGTGTATCTAAAAATCTACCATTCACTACACCGGTAGCGTAATACGGACTTGATGCAGGATATAAACTATTACTAGGCATTACCAGATACCTCCACCTGATCGTTTGCTTCCGCGTAACAATTGACCGGTAGCGTATTCTTTGAGACTGAACTTGTTACTGATATCATTTCTAGTAACGATCGGAATACAAGTGATTTGTAATTGTAATTTTGTAGGTACATAGGTTGCTTCAGAGTTAATTAGTGAATTTTGTGTTGAAAAGTTTGGTGGCCTTGGATTCAATCCATTATTTGCCCTTCTAAATACACTTGCAACAAAAGTATTTACTATTGTATTTTGTTGTGCTACATTTACTCCGGGTTGATTTGTCTGACTACCTGCACGTATATAATCTACTTCAGTTGGAGTATTATATGTAAAATTAGTAACAACTAATGGATGAGCATCAAACGTGTAAGCACCAAAGCCACTCAAATAACATAACGGGGGAGGTACACCATTATTGGGGTTCTGATCCTGACCATAGAACATCTTAGTTACACTACGGAAAAAATGTATTACAGCTAATAAGTAGTTTGCTTCTGTTGTATCTTGTGCTGTAAAATCAGCCGTGATTGAAACGGTATCTACACTACTACCCTTATACTGATAAACTTTATAGTTGCTATGAACTAAATCACTTGGATCATAACCTGCACTATATGTTACTGATATGCCAGGTGTATATGGAAAGATTACCCCGTCTGTTGCTTGTAGTGGTGCTAATATTCCCGCTTGTCCTTTTGGCACATTATACAAATAATTTGAATTTGGTGCTAGACTTAATCTTGCTCGCCAATCTGGTTTCTGTTGAAAATTAGCTGTATCTTGTTTTGTAGCAGTACTACGTGTATTGTTTACTGCTGTTGATATACCTTGTCCACTGCCACCGGCTGTTGGATCAAATACACTTTCAGTAACCTCTTGTCTAGGATCAAATACACTTTCAGTAACCTCTTGTCTAGGATCAAATACGTTTTCTGTTATAGAGTTGGGTGATGTTACTGTTTGTCCTTCTTCACCAATATTTGTGTTGGGGTCACTGGCAAGACTTATTGTTTGTTGGGCTTGAGGTATTTCTTGATTTTGTGCTTCTTCACCAATATTTGTATTAGGATCTGATGCGACTAATAGGTTGTTCAACTCATTCTGAAGCTGAATTAGTGTATTTCTTGCTGTTGCTAACTGTCTTTCTATATCAGCAATTACAGCAGGATCAGGTTGTGGAGAACCGGAAGCCGCATCTAATTGAAGTTCTAATGATGCTATTTCAGCTTGGGTTGATGCAATATCAGCGTCTAGTTGAGCTTGTGATGCCATAATATGTTGTTATCCTTACACATATTTATCGCTAAATAAAAGTGCTGTTTTTACCCTTTCCCTCACAAAATCGTTGCTTTTCAGCAACAATAATGCTATAATCATTACAACATAATAACGGAGAAATATGTCCTTACCATCAAGAAAACCTGTCAACTATTTAAATAATAAAGACATTCTAAAAGAAATACACGAAAGCAAAAACGCATACTGCTACTTTACAGATCCAAGTTATCATCGCTATGATTTTATTGTAGATATGCCACAATCAAGTATTGAGGATAGTTTAGAATATGCTTTCAAGCCAGAAACTATACAGCAAGCAAAAGAAACTCGGGCACTACGATTAAGTTTAGAACAGGGTAGTAAGGATGCAGTTAGCCCAGATTCTATCCCCGTTACAGATTTAGTATTTCGTGTAATGAATTGGGATCACGTTCCGGTCGCACCAAAACAACCCCGCAAAACAGTTAAAAAGAAAACAGCAAAAGATATCTTTGAGTTTGAGGAACCAAATCCAGATGAGATTTTTGCCGACTTAGAAGATAATACAACCAAAGCTGAAGTGGATGACATGGTTCACGTTAAAGTTAACTTCCCACCATTCCAACATTATAAAATTGATGAAAATAATACATTCTATTGTGTGGGTAAAAGTCATTGGGAAGGTGATTTGGAAACAGGCAATTTCAATAAAGACCACGGCAAAATCACAAACAAGCTTGCCCGTATGTACATTATGATGTGTGAAAAATATGCAATGAAATACAATTGGCGTGGATACACATACAATGACGAAATGCGTAATAGTGCTATCTTACAATTAACTTATGTTGGTCTACGTTTCAATGAAGCTAAAAGTGCAAACCCATTCGCTTACTACACAGCCGCTATCACTAATAGTTTCTGCAGGGTATTGAATACAGAAAAACGTAATCAAAACATACGTGATGATATTTTAGAAATCAATGGTCTAAACCCAAGTTGGAGTAGACAGGGTTCGGGTGGAACTGTATCCACTGT